GGGGACCCCTACCTGTCCATGACGCCGATGGAATCAGCCGGCGTGGCGATCGAGATAGAGAACTTCGCGAAGCTCTACAACAGAAACTTCCTCATCAACGACGGTCGGCCGGGCGGCCTGCTGGTCGTGCGCGGGTTGCTCGACGAGGATGACAAGGAGGAGCTGAGGAGCAGGTTCAGGGGCAACCTGTCGAGGGCCGGTCAGACGACGGTGCTCGCGGCGGACGACGGCGCCGAGTACGTGGACGTCGGAGCGTCGCCGAGGGATGCCGCCTACATACAGATGAGGCAGATAACGAAGGAAGAGATACTCGCCGCCTTCGGCGTGCCCGAGTCCGTCATCGGCAACGCATCGGGTCGCACCTTCTCAAACGCGGCCGAGGAGATCAGGGTTTTCTGGACCGAGACCATGCTCCCGCACCTCGAGCCCATAGCACGGGCGCTCGACGAGCTGGACGAAGATAACTACGTGGACTTCGACGTCAGCGAGGTGCCGGTGCTCATGCTCTACAAGCAGGAGAGGCAGAGGTACCTCAGCGACGAATTCTCGCGCGGGCTGATCAGCCTCAACGAATACCGGACCGGCAGCGGCAGGAAGGGTGTCGAATCCGATCTCGCGGACTCGCTCCTGATGAACCCGAACCTCACGCCGATCGGAAACACGAAGAAGAAGATGGAGTCGCCGCCGATGATGGCCGGCGGTCCGCCACAGGGCGCCGTGCCGGGCATGACCGGGGCCCCCGAGGCGCCACCGGCACCGATGCCCGGAATGGGCGCGCCACCGGCGCAGGCCGCAGGGGCGCCGCCCGAACCAGACACCATGGCCGGGGCCATCGCGGCGGCAATGCAGCAGGCGAACCCCGCGGGGTCGCCCGACGTCCCAATGGTCACGGCAGAGGCGACGCCGATAGGGCAGGTCCCGGCGGAGACGAAGGACTCAGACGAGAAGCGCGCCATCGAGAGGTGGTCGGAGATCCTCTCGCGCTCGCTGGAGAGGGTCATCGAGCGCCAGCAACGCGTCGTGATGGAGAAATCGATGGGGATCAAATCGAAGAAGTCCCTGTCGGCGGGGACCCTAGGTCTGGAATCGGTTTTCAACCGAGACGTCTGGTACAAGCAACTCGAGGACGACGTCAGGCCGGTGCTGTTCGCCATCATGCAGGACGCGGCCGAGAGCGCGGGCCTGCCCAAGCCCGAGAGAAAGACGATGGTGGAGGCATCCACCCCGAGGCTCACCCAGCTTCAGGGCATCAACAACCAGATAGAGGACGAGATAGGGCAGGCGATAAAGTCCTCGCTGTCCGTGTCCGGTGCTGATCCGAGGATGGCGAATTTCAAGGAGAACCTCATCGAAACCTACGCCCAGGTGGACGCCAAGGACAGGTTCACCATCGCGGAGATGGTCGCGTCCTCGCTCTGGGATCAATTCAGCAATTAGCCCAGCCTATTACTTAATTAAAGATAGTAGTTGCTGCGCCGCAAGGTATTTTGGTTTAATATAGTCAGGCGACACACCAAGTAAGCAGGACGATGGAAAACCTCATCTTCAAAACCGGGAACAACGGCCAACTGAACGTCGACCAGGCGCAGGGGATCGTCGAGTGCTTCGTCGCCGGCATCGGGAACAAGGATTCCGTCGGCGACATAGTCATAAGCGGCGCTTTCGCCAAGAGCCTTTCGCACAGAAAGCCTCGCGTCGTGTGGGGCCACTCGTGGAACGACCCGATCGGCAAGGTGCTGGAGATGTACGAGGTGCCCGTCGGCGACTCGCGCCTCCCTTCGAAGATGCGGAACGCCGGGATAGGCGGCCTGTACGCAAAGGTGCAGTTCAACCTCAACTCGGAGAAAGGCAGGGAGGCATTCGCCACCGTGGCCTTCTTCGGCGAGGACCAGGAGTGGTCGATCGGCTACAAGACAATCGACTCCATCTACGACCAGTCCCTGCAGGCCAACATCCTCAAGGAGGTCGAGCTCTACGAGGTTTCCCCCGTACTCCACGGCGCGAACCAGATGACCGGCACCATCTCCATCAAGGCCGACGAGAAGGGCGGGTTGCCGGTGATCCCGATGCACGGGATGGTCGGGCACCACATGCCGGCGATGCCGCAAGATCAACAGATGCCTCGGATTATCGTCGTGACGGCGCAGGACTCAGACGAATCCAGCGAGGGCGACCCGTTCGCGCAGGGGCTGTCGCAGGATCTCGCGCAGCCCGACAAGATCGCCCTACAGAACGAACTGGCAGAGCGCACCAGCTCGAAGATCGAAATAATCAACGCGACCGAGAACACCGTCGTGTTCAGACGCACGACCGTCGACGGCAAGACTTCGATGTACAGGCTCCCCTACCACCGCGAAGGCAACCAGTACATGTTTGGCAAACCTGAACCGTACGCGGCGACCCCGACCGTCCAGCAGCCGATGCAGAACGTCCAGCAGAAGCCAGAGGAGCCCGTGGTCGTCCCCAACGGCGGAATCGCCTACAGGAACGACGACCAGACCGAGATGCTGAGCATCTTCGGTGGCGGGAAATCAGACGACCCGTCGGAGACCAAATCGGAGATACTCCACCTCATCGAGTTGCCGGAGGCCTACATGTCCGGCGCAAAGGATTTCATCACCCCCGTGGTTCGGCACCACAAACTCAAGGCGAGGCCGAGCTCCAGGGGCGTAATAATCGATGGCCTCATGACGGCGAGCGCGCTCGACGCCCTCCAGAACGCGGTGAAGGCGCTCGGCGCGACGATCGGCCAGGCCGGCGGGAACATCGGTCAGGCGATCGGGAAGATTCGCGACCTGGCCCAGACTTTCAACCCGTACGCGCTCGACGGCGACGGCGACGGCTTCGTGCAGGACGGCAGCGCATTCATGCGCCCGTTCATCCCGGTCAAGAAGCCCGGCTTCGACCTCCCCGACGTCCGCGGCCGCAAGCGAAGCGGCGACGCGCTCCTCGACAAGCCGCGCTCAACACCGAAGTTGCCGAAGGACAAGGGCACATGGACTCGCGCCCAGCGCAACGAGGCGCTCGACGCCGGCATCATGGAGCCGGAGACGAGGGAGGACGTCTCCTACCTCGCGAACCGCCGCCCCGACAACGAGGGTCTGGCGAAGTACTGGGACATGTCGGAGGCCGACCTCACGAAGGAAGGCAACAGGCTCGTAAACGCCAGGAGGCAGGCGACCGGCGCGGAGAAGGAGAGCATCGACGAGGAGTTGCTGAAGATCTCGCACGACTTCCAGAGGCGAGCCTCGTACGCCGATACGTTCGGCCAGGAATTCGTGCCGCCGGCGAAGCGCCAGGCACCCGCACAAATGATCCCCGAGGCAGACAAGCCGAGGCGTGGCGCCGATGATGCCGACATGGCCGTCGACGACGCACTCAGGAACTACATCAACGAGGCCGACGCGGATGGCTTCGCCTCAGGCACCAGGCCCTACAGCAACACCGAGATCTTGGTCGAGGTCGCGCGCAGGGACGGCTGGAGGGGCGACCGCCAGATATCCGCCTCGTCCCAGCGCAAGGCGACGGACTCCGTCGACGCGTGGGAGCAGCTGAGCGACGACGAAAAGGGCAAGATCCTCACAGCCGAGGACCCGAGCATCGGGGAGTACGTCGACGCACTGCTGAAGGCGCGCGACGATCGCAACGCCAAGATCAGGAAGGCGAGGACGGATGAGAGGAATGCCGCGCGCAAGGTGGCCGACGCGAAGAAGAGGGCGATAAACAAGTTCCGAAAGGGAGACGTTTCCTTCGTCGACACGAGGCCGCTGAGGAACCTGGACATCGCGACGACCGAGACCGAGGACGGCACCATCGTCGACAGCGAGATGGTCGACGCGCTCCTCGGGAACTGGAGCGACTTGTCCCAGGACCAACGGAACGAACTCCTCAAGGGGTACGACCTTGATGGCGATACCCCGGAGTTGGTCGGGCAGGACGAAGACGGCAACTGGGTCATGTCCGATGGCGTGGAGGACGTCCTCCTCGAGGCATTCGACAGGCACGGATACGAAAACCCGAAGTACCGGGACATGGATTACTTCAATTCTTTCGACGAGGCAGATCTCGACGAGATGGACCGCGGCACCGAGGGCGAACTGCCGTTTGATGAGGACGACGACTCTGCCGCCGCTGGCGAGGATTACGTTGAACTTGACCAAGACGAAGACAGGATGCGCGGCCTCGCCTCTCGTGGCGAAGATGTCGCATGGGAAAAGCTAACGAACGAAGAACAGTTCCTTGTTGAACAAGAGTATTATGAAAACATAGGTGGGCCACGCCCCGGTGATCGTGATTATGACTCAAGTGCGGCTCAAAGTTATTACGAACAAAATCCAGATATATGGGATTTCTCTGCCAACGAAGACAGGATGCGCGGCCTCGCGTCGCGCGGTTCTGAGGAGGAGCAGGACAGCCTGGGGGCGAGGGCATTTGACAAAATCCTCGAGAAGTACTGGAGGATGTGGGGCTTCGACGTCCCGGACGACGACGAGGAGGGCTCGGACGAGCCGTTCGGTTTCGCCAGCCGCGGAAACGACGAAGAGGTAAAGCAGTCGAAGCTCGACGAGCTCGTAAGTGGCGTCAAGGACAGGCTCATCGCCGAACTCGAGACCGCCGACCCATCGACCCC